AGTAGAGCAACCCGTTCTTCATGCGCACGACTGCGAACGCGGTCTCGTCGCGCCCCTGGCCGGAGGGGTCGACCGCAAGGACGCCGCCCTGGTAGGGCCCCCACTGGGTTTCCGGGGGGATGATGCCCCCGTAGAACCGGTCGCCGGCGAACCCGGCGCACTCCAGGTCCCGCAACTCGTTCTGCGGCGCGGCGCTCCAGGCGACCTGCTCGGGCGCCTTGTCGTCGTTCAGGCCCAGTACGATCAGGTCCCGGAGCTTCAGCGGGTACCGCTCGGCGTCCGATAGGCTGGTGTCCAGGAGGTACTGGAGCGCGTACCCGGAGCGGCCGTAGGCCAGGCGCTTCGCGTACAGCTCCGGCTCAGGGAACCGCGCGGGATCGGTAGCGTCGCCGGGGCGGGCCCGTCCGGCATCCAGGTCGTTCGCCAGGAGGGGGGCGAGACGGGAGCCGTACGTGGCCCGCCGGCCGGCATCCGGGTACTCGCTGGGCCAGATGCGGATGCCGTAGCCGCGCGCCGGGAGGACGTTGTAGAGACTCTCCTCGGACTGCGGGGTGCCGAGGTAGCAGATGCGCCCGCCCGGCACGATGATCGAGTCGTACTCCTTCACGCTCTCCGCCAGCCGCTCGCGGCCCAGGAGGGTGAGGCTGTTGTTGAACGTCTCGACGTCGTCCGAGAGGATGAAGTTCGCGCGGTTCCCGGTGAGCTGCCCGGTGATCCCGATGCTCTTCACCGACGGCTGCTTGTCGGGCTTCGCGGGGCCGAAGTCGAACTCCTCCTTGGAGTGCCGCTCGCGGCCCTCGCAGTCGAGGAACTGCAGCTCGGGGATGACCCGGATGATCTGCAGGATGAAGGTGCTGATGTTCCGCGCGAACCCCGCCGAGGCGGAGACGACGAGGACCTTCGTCTGCGGGTTCCAGTAGCCGAGCCACACGACGAACGCCGCGCAGACCCAGGACTTGCCGACGCCCCGGAACGCCTGCACCATGATCTTCTGCCCGCCGTGCTGCAGGTACTCGGCCATGTCGAGCTGCACGCGCGTCGGGTCGGGCAGGCCGAGGCAGGACCAGACGTACCGGAGGAAGGCGGTGAACTCCTTCCAGTCCTCACGCCGCTCCGGCCCCTTCTGGTTCCCCGCGGTCGCCGTTTTCTTGCGCCCGCGGTAGTACGCCACGTCAGGGGGCCTTGGTGACCCACTTCCACGCCACGGAGGCCGCCGCGGACACGCCGGCGGCGATCCCCATGAGCTTCCACCGGGAGCCTTCGAGCGACCGGAGGCGGCCCTCGTGGTCCGTCAGACGGTCGCCGATGGAGTCGATCTTGCCCTCGATGCGGCCGAGGGTTTTCTGAACGGGTTCTTCGCTCATGTCACATGGCCATGAAGACGGCCGTGTCGTCCGCACCGGTGCCGTCCGCGCCGTCCGCGCCGTCGTTACCGGGGGGCCCTTGGGGACCCGGATCGCCCTGGGGACCCTGCGGTCCCGGGGGCCCTTGGATGCCGTTCAGGATGGCCCCGTCATAGACCTCCTGCAGCCCGTGGAGGAGGTAGTGGAGGCACTTGTCGAGGTCGTCGGCCACGACCGGGCCGCCGTCCTGGAAGTCCACCGGGCGACCCGCGTCGGCGATGTTCGTGCGGCGGAAGATCAGGATGGCCGCCGCGTTCGCCGGGGGGTCGTCGAAGGTGAGCTGCGTGAACCCGGTGTCGAGCGTGAACGCCGTGGTCTCGACGCCGGCGATGGAGGCGATGATCTCGTCGCCGCGGAGGACGTCGAAGGAGATGTTGTAGGTCGTCGTCGACCCGTCGCCCGTGTAGGAGTCGGTGGCGTACGTCATGGTCAGGGCGCGTCTTCGAGGGCCTGCACGCGCGTCGTCAGGTCCGCGATGAGCCGGCGCAGGTGCGCTCGCTCGCGGTCGGTGTCGGCCACCAGGTCCACTTCCGGGGGCTCGACTTCGGGGATGCCGAGGTCCGTCAGGCCGGTGTCGTGGGCGATCGTGACGACCGCGTCGAGCGCCGGCGGGTCGTCGAACACGACGGACAGGCCGAGCGAGTCGACGGTCACCGCGGTCACTTCCTGCGGGCCGCTGCCGTCACCGAGGTCGACCAGGACGACCAGGTCGTCGTTGCTCGCCGCGGGGACGTCGAACTCGAAGGTGTCTTCCGAACCGTCGCCGGTGAACTCTTGCTTATAGGGAATGGCCATGGGTGTCTCAGGTCGTGGGGATGATCCGGCTCTCGATGCCGCGCCGGCGTTCGCGTTTCAGGTTGCCGACGGCGTCCACGTGCGCCTTCAGCTCGGGGACTTCCTTCATGAGCTGCACGCGCGCCCGCTCGCGGTACTCGTTGATGATCCGCGTCAGGCGCTCCACGCGCGGGCTCTCCAGCTCCACCGTCCGCTCGGCGGGGAGCCGCTGGTACTCGTAGGAGCGGATCTCCCGCTCCAGCGCGTCGCGCAGGTTCCGGCCGCCGATGTTCAGCGTGCCCTGCAACTCCTGCCATCGGTCGTAGGCGTTCGTGCTGCCGGCGGGGACGTCCATGAGATCCTGCCCCGCCATGGTCCGCTTCGGCGGCTCCCAGGAGTGCTGGAGGTTCGCCAGCTCCTGGCGCACGGTGTCGCTCTTGACCTCGCTGTAAAGGACCGGGTTCCAGGTCTCGACGAGGTTCGCGGCCGGACCCTTCAGGTTCGTCGTCCGCGGCCGCTCCAGGGGCTCGCCGAGGATGTTCCGGCGCGGCGGGAGGTTGTCCGAGAGGCCCGGGATCTTGGCCATGATGCCGTCCATGGCCGTGCGGACCTCGCGCATGGTCGGGTCCTCGCCGACCCCGTAGCCCGCCGTGGCAAGCACGTTGGGGACGAAGGACGCGGCCTGCTTTCGGAAGAACGCCGGGACCTGCTTCTCCGGCTCCTGGAGCGCGCTGATGAGGTTCGCGATGCCCGTCAGGTAGCTCTTGTTCGTGAAGTTATTCGCGCACGCCGCGGCGAGCCCGCCGGCGACGGTCCCCACGTCCTCGTCGCCGATGTCCTCGGCGTGATTCAGGGCCTCCGCGAAGTCCGCGGCGGTGCCGATGAAGGTCGAGAAGGGGTCGAGGCGGGCGTAGCTGACGTAGCTGTCGCCGACGCGGATCGAGTACGGCTGCCAGCCGGCGTCCATGAGCGCCTGGCGCTGCTGCTTGTCGGCGGGCCCGCGGCCCGTGATGTTCCCGGCGAGGGCCTCGTGGGTGAAGAATACGGCCGCGCCCGCGCCCACGGAGACCCTGCCGACCGCATTCGCGGCCTTCACCGGGTCGCCGGAGAGCATGTCCCGGAGGAACCGGTTGCTCGTCTCCGTCATCTGCGGCATCGTCTCCGGCCAGACCCGGCCGACGATGTACCGCGTGACCCCCACCGCGTCCGCGCGCTGCGCGGCGGCCTTCAGTAGGTTCGCCGGCGTGTTCACGAACGGCGCCACCAGGCGCAGGGCGGGGTGTTTCTGGATCAGCTTCTGCATGGAGTTCGTGAACGTCCCCGGCAGGGAGCGGTTCGTGAACGTCGCGATCTCCGTGTGCTCGACGGCCTCCTTCGAGAGCGCCGAAAGCGACTCGTCGAAGTTCTTCGTGTAGTAGTCGAGGGCGAACTTGTTGACCTGCTCGGGGTCCGTGAGGCCGGACTCGCGGGCCAGGTTGACGCCCCGCTGGAGGACCGTCTGCTCGGTGTACGCCTGCCCGTCGCCGACGAGCTGCTGCAGCCGGTTCTCGACGTGCTCGGCGATCTGCGCGCCGTCCGTGAGCCCCCGTTGGAGGGCCTCGGTCTCGAAGCGGGCGCGCGCGAACTGGCGGTAGATCGTGTTCTTGGCGAAGTTGTCCGCCGTGCCCAGGACGTCCGTGGGCAGGCGCGCGGCCCGACCGAGCCACTCGACCATGCGGCCGGCGACCGAGTCTTCGGGGAGGCCCGCGTTGGCGGCCGTGATGGCCGGGCGGCGGGCGAACTTCTCGGTGATCCCGGCGTCCGTGAGCGCGTTCTCCGGCGTGAACCCGTTCTCCTTGAGGAGCCGGAAGGACTCCGCGGCCGCGCTCTTGATCTGCGAGAGCTGGCTGAAGGACTCGCGGACGATCGGGTCCTGGAGCGCGACGTCGAGCGCCGGCGCCAGCTTGCCGCCCGAGAGCTTGATGACGGTGGATCCCAGGGCGCGTTCGAGAGGCAGGTAGAGCGCGCCGAAGGTGTGGCCGAAGAAGTTCACCACGGCGGTCTTCGGGCTCGACAGGATGGAGCCCATGAACATTTCCGTGGTCATCGCCAGGAAGCGGCCCCCGGCGGTCCCGTTGACGCCCTTGTGCAGGGCCTCGGCGCCGCCCTGGTTATAGAGGTCGGCGAACTTGTTGAGCTGCTTCAGGACGTAGTCCCGGCCGCCGGCGGCGCTCATCTGCTCGGCGAGCTTCGCCGGGTCATCCGCCAGGCGGAGGAGTTCGGCGGGGATTTCCACCTTGCCGATGGTCGCCCGGAAGGACCCGAGGAGGCGCCCGGCCTCGTTCGCCTGCCCGCGCACCATGGCCTGGAGACCGGCCAGGTACTGGATGTTCTTCGCGGCGTCGAGGGTCAGCTTGTCGACGTTCCCCGCCACCTGGCCGCGCTGGACGGCCTTGATCTTCTCGATGAGCCCCACCTGTTGCCGGGCGGACTCCTGGAGGATGAACCGGTCCGAGAGCACGCGTGGGCGGATCTCTTGGAGCGACCGCAGCGTCTGCCCGGCGCGGACGGCGACGCTCGCCTGGAACGCGTCCGGGTCGCGGAAGCCGGTCATGGAGGCGACGTCCGTGATCGCGTCCTTCGTCTGCTGCTCCAGCGTGACGGGCGAGAGGTTCACGACTTCCGACGTGGCGGAGCGGTACAGGTCCTCGATGGTTCGCTGGAGGATCTTCGCGTCGTCCGGCCCGCGGAAGTTCTGCAGGTTCAGGTCCGTTGCCTGGAGGCCGAGCGCGACCCGGTCCTCGCCGGCCAGCGTGCGCGGGTTCAGGGCGGCCGGGATCTGTTCCGGGATGCCCGCCCCGGGACCCTGGTAGGCGAGCTGCTTGCCCTCGAAGGCGTCGTTGAACCGCTTCACGGCCGCGTCGTCGAGCCCCAGGTTCTTCAGCAGGGGCAACCGGCGCGCGCGCTCGGGCGTGTCCGAAACGCCGGGGACGGGCTCCGCGGGCGCCTCGGGGGCCTTCGGGGCCTCCGGTGCCGGGGCTTCGGTGGCGGGCTTCGGGGTTCCTCCTTCAGTGAGAAGGGCGGGCTTGACGGCGTCGCCGGCCGCGGCTTCCGGAGCACCTTTGGATTCCGAAAGGAAACCCTTGAACATGAACGCCGCATCTTCAGGATCGCGGAATTGAGTCACCGCGTTCTTCAGTCCGGCGTTTAGAATTTCTTTAGGATCCCAACCGTTTTCCTTGGCAACGTTGAGGGCGTACCGAACAGCGGCATAGCTCACCCGCTGTTGCCGGGTCATGTTATTCGGGTTGGGATCGGTCAGTTGTCCAACTTCGGTGAGTGGCTTCTTTAGCGACTTCGCCATCGCCTCGGGGCTCTCCGTATCTACATTCCCGAGCGCTGTCTGGTACTCATTCCAGTCTTCCGGGGAGAGCTTCGATTCCCCGCGCCCGAATAGGCGGTCCTGTTGCGCCTGAGTGAGCGCGTCCTCCATGTCACTCTTGGCGGCGGAGGCTGCGCTGGCCTTGGCCCTGTTCGAGGAGTTCTCCGCTCGCGAGAGTTCCTGGTACCGCTTCGCGCCATCTTCCCCGAAGAGGTCCTTCAGGAGTGCCGCATCGTCCCCCTCCGCAGCTTGCCGCATGGCGCGCAGTTGATCGGGGTTCATTTCCCACGGCGCAGCGGCAGCAGTGCTTGAAGCCTCCTCCGGCGTCGCCGGCGCGCCCTCGGCGGGCTTCACGACCTCCGGTTGGGTGTTCGGCTGGACCGCCTCCGGGTCCGGAACGCCGGCCTGCGCGCGACCCTCGGGGGTCAGGTCGGGCATGCCGGCCTGGATCTCCGCCGGCGTCTGCCCCTGGCTCTTGCGGAGGGCGACCTCAATCGACTCGTCGCTCGCCGCGGCCTGGCCGGCGGCGTGCACTTCCTCGGGCGACCCGCCGGCGTCGGCGACGGCCTTGGACGCGCGGAAGCGCTTCAGGCCCAGCAGGAGGCCCTCGGTGAGCGCCCCCATGCCGGCGGCCTCGATGGCGTTCTTCAGGCGCCCGACGAGTTCCGGGTCGTCCTGCTTGCTGGACAGGAACTCGGTGATCGGGTTGGAGAGCGACGGGTGCTCCTCGATGAGGTCCGACAGGCGCCCCGAGTGGCCCTCGAAGGCGACCGCGCTGGCCGCGGCGGAGGCGGCCGCGACGCGCCCGATGGTAGCCGCCGCGCTCGCCCCCTCGGCGAGTTCGGGGAGCAGGCCGGCGAACCCCAGGCCGCCGCCGAAGGGCAGGAAGCCGGCCGTGAACTGGACGCCGCCCTCGATGAGGGAGCCGAGGACGGACGAGGACTCGCCGAGCGGGT